GTCATCTCCCGTTTCGATACAGACACCGTACATCCGTTTAGACGGATCGTCAACGGCCATGTGACGGGCTGGGTGTGGCAGGACGCCGCAGCTTACTCCGTTGCCGCCCCCGCTGTCTCCGCGATCTTCGCGCGCACCGCCGCAACGGCCGCCTCGCGGAAGCGCTCGCGCATGTCCTCGTCGAACGACACGATCGGCGGATCGTATGCGACCTTGCCGTTTTCGCTTACTACGGCCCCATCCCTGATTTTCGGTTTAGACGGCAGGCCAATCCACGCGGTAGACGCGTCTTTCTCGTGGTAGGAGCAGTCCCGTATGGTCATGTGCATCCGCGTCACGTACAGGTCGCAGAAGCCCCGCAGCGTGTTGCGCTCGATTGGGCGCCAGCGGGTGCAGACGATCGTCGGTCCAATCGTGTCGGTCATTGGATTAGTCCTTGTAGGGGTCGACTTCGCTATCCCCGGCCATGACGACCGAAAACGGGCGTAGTGTGTGCTGAATGCGGATGGTGCCGGCATGGTGCGCAAGGACTTCCGGCAGACGACGATAGGCCATCGGGCTTTCGTCAAGGTCCGCGCCCACCAGCATCACGCCGCGTTCATTCAGCCAAGCGTCCATCTCGGCTCGCGCAAACCGACGCTTCGCTTCCTTGCGGCCAAATAGGCGGCCAGCGCCGTGAATTGTCGAGTTCAGCGCAGCGGTCGAAAGGTCGCTTTCGACGCCTTCGATAATCACTGCGTCATCCCCCATTGAGCCGCCGACAAATCCTCGCTGGCTTGGGAAAGCGGGTGTCGCCCCTTTGCGGACCACCCACACATCGGCATCGCCAAACTTCTCTCGCCATGCGTAATTGTGGTGGTTGTGGACGCTATCGGTAACGGCACCACCGATGATCTTGCGAACGCGTTCAACCACCCACTCGCGGCCAGCGTAGGCGTACCGGCCGGAAAGCTCCATCGCAGCCAGATACCGAGCGCCGATCTCGCTGTCCTCATCCACGACTGCGGGCGGCACGTTCATGCTGTCTTTGCCGCCGGCCAACTTCAGGTAGCGCGTGGCGCTTCCGTGGCCGAGCCCACGGCTGCCGAAATGCACGCCAATCCACACAAAGCCATCTTCGTCTCGCATCAAATCGACGTAATGATTCCCAGAGCCGACCGTGCCAAGTTGAGCAATGGCCTTCTGCTTCATGTCCTCGACGCCAGCGGCGGCCCATGCGTCGGTATCGTCAAACAGCGCGTGCTCGACGCGCTCTTCGTTCTTTCGCCCGATGCCGAACGATATTGTGCGCGCGATGTCTCGCGTGACCTCGCTGATGCGTGGCTGGATTTCACTAAACGGAACGTCCAGCCGCACAGCCATATTGCCGCACGCTATGTCAAAGCCGACGCCAGAGATACTGATCTGCCCGTCGTAGGCAATGACTCCGCCAACCGGCTGAGCGTATCCGAGATGCCCGTCAGCGCAGATTACGCCGGCCACGACGTTGCCGACAGCCATACAATTCCGCATCTGGGCCACAGTGCCCTCGTCGTGGTCGCCAAACACACGTAGCGGGCTGTCCTGGTATTGCGGGGCCTGCGGCTTGATAGCGATGTCCGCCGCGACCACGGCGGCCTCGCGAGCGACATGCTCAGCCCTCGCTTTGTCGCGGAAAGAGCACCAAGCCGGCATTGACCGCGTGCCAGAGCGCTCAATGCGCGAATCCGGATCCACCCCATCTATGGCCGCCAATTCGCGAGCGCGAATTTCATACGGATCACTCTTCCTCATTTTATTTTCCTCTCCTGTAAACCCAGTATCGACCCTTGATCCCGTCCTGATTGTTCCGGTCCTCACAGCCTAGCGACTTGAGGATCGTCGCAATCCGGTACTTCTCTGACAGCCCCTGCCGTGGCGCGTCGATCCCAAGCCCGGCGAGGCAATCGGCCGACGTGAACTTGATCACCACCAGCGTGCTATCGCGGTCATCGAGCCACTGCCTGACGCGAGGCTCCCACACGTCGTCATCGCGCCGTGCGTCTTGCTCCGGAGCGGCTATAGCCTCCTCCTCCTGCGACAGCCACCATGGCTCGCTTAATTGGAATGCCGAGACGGCCTCGGCCCATAGTTGCTCGCGGTCCGCATCGATCGCGTCCAAGTCCACAGACGAAACGGCCACCGGCCAGAAGCGGCGGTTGCCGGTCTTGTCCTTGAGATAGCCGCGCCCATCCGGGTTAATCGTCCCGAGGAATACACATCGCCGAGGCCGCACGACAGTGTTGCGCCCATATGCCGGCCGGTAACGATCCTCCCGGTGCGACAGGAACGACTTGACCGCGTTCGCCTCAACGCGGCTGAACTTGTCCATCTCGGACACCTCGACGCACCAGACGCCCTGGATGCGCTCGGCACTGTCCTTGCTCGTCACGTCACCGACCTGATCGCTGAAATATTCAGCGCCGAACAGTCGGAACGCCAGCGTTGACTTGCCGATCGACTGCGCTCCTTCGAGCACCAACATCGTATCGACCTTGCAGCCCGGCGACAGACCCCGCGCCGCTGCGCTGATCATGAATTTCCGCCCAACCATCCGATTGTAGGGCGTGTCCTCGGCCCCCGCGTAGTACGTAAGCCATGTGTCGATCCGTGGCTTGCCGTCCCACTTCAGACCCATAAGCCAGTTCCGCAACGGATCGAAGCTCGCCCGGAACGCAATCTCGCGGATGAACATGCCCACCGTCGACACGTTCGGCGACAGGCCGTGCCAATTCAGCCATGCGACCATCGCCGCCTCGTCATGGTCGCCAAGCTGGCGCGGCAGCGGCCGGTTTTCGTACCCCGGCAATGCGCGATTGACCATCATCCGGTCAGTGAATTCGTTGTAGGAAAACATGCCTTTCAGGTCGGGGTGGTGTTCGATCGTCAGTTGGCAGTTAACGGCCTCCTTCGGCTTGGGATTGCCCTCCTTGTCAAGAACCCACGGCTTGCCCATGCGCCAGTTCTCGGGGGGCTGCTGCGCGGGCTTCGCCGGGTTGCTCACGATCAGTTGTGGGCGAGGCCGAGAAATCCCGATATTTTCCGGCCTCTCGATGTTTTCGGGATCGCTGTCGCCATCCGATTGATCCGGCTTGCTATTTTCAGTCCCGGAATTATTCGGCCTTTCTCGGCCTTTCTCGGCCTGCGTCTCTCGCGGCCTCGGAACCAGCGGCTCCTTCGTGCCGTGGTCCATCCCGCGCTTGACCTTGCTTTCGATCTCTCGCGGCGTCCACGGCTTGCCGCCAGGCACCATCGAGAGCCCCGCCGATACCAGCGCGGCAAACGCCTCCCGCTCGTCTATCTGGCCTCCGCCGACCATCCGGCCCACACGGCGCGCCTTGCGCAGCAATGTGTCGTCCTGAGAGCCCGGCGCACATGCGGATATCTCGGCGCAGATATCGTCCAAGGCCTTGCGGCCATAGGGTGTCGTGCCGGCTGACGGCCGAGGTTTCGTCGCGGGCCTGTCCGGCTGCGGTAGAGGCGCTGACGCACGCACCATGTCCACCAGCCAGCGGGGGGCCCGCGGCAAGACCGGGCCTATCGCGCGTGGCGGCACGTCCCACGAATATGAGCCGCCCTGGACGCGGGACGGGAACACAAGGAAATACCCGGCTCGCTCAACATCGCCTTCCATGCGCGATCCAAGGGCGTCCAGACCCGGCGCGAACTTGATCCGGCGAGGCAGGTCAATACCGTCGTCGGGGTACGCAAACACATGGTGTTTGCCGCCCTTCGGGGTGGTCGCGACCGGGTGAGGCGGGAGCTTGCCGTGCTTCGCTTCGAGCTCAGCCAGTGTCGTCTCGCCAACCGTCTCGCCAGTCTGCATATCAACGTCGCAGTCCAGAACCCATAAGCCCGACTTGCGTGACGTGACCACGGCAACGTTGCGGTCCGCGAAGCCCTTCCGCGCGGTCCACCATTTCTTAATCTGCGCCGCGTCGACCGTAGCGTCGTGGAGCCCGTTCTTCGTCGCGGGCGTCTTCAGTTCCACGGCGATCGGGAAGACCGGCCATCCGCGCTTGGCGTAGGCCAGCGCAGCCTCAAGCGGCGTCATTTGTCACCGTCGACACCGAATGGCTCAGTTCAACCTGCCGCGCGGCAAGTTCGACCATCGGTGGCACGGTTGCCCGCTGTTCCATGCGATTGATGAACGCTCGGCTGCAGCCCAAAAGGCCGGCCATGTAACTCTGCGTTACATCCATCCGATTGCGAATAGCTCGCAGTTCCGCCCCGGTCATTTGTCGCCAGCAGTTACAAAATCGGTTTCCAATGTAACTGTGTGGCACATTGTTCCGGACCGCGCAACGAAATCGACGTGTAACCAGCAGTTACACGCGTGGAAAACCATTTGGTTAAATACAAGGTCAGAGCGTAGGAGCGTAGGTGAAGCGTAGGAGACTATCTTATTGATATTTCTATATAATAACACCTCCTACACCTCCTACACCTTATTCTTATATGATAGAGAAAAGGGAGAACGTATTAGACGAAGCTAATGTATGTAACTACTGGTTACACGCTCGCGTTACCCCTTCCTAAAACCTATAGGGTTATGGAACGGGGTGTAGGAGCGTAGGAAGCGTAGGCGACAGTCCTGGAAATGGCAGAACTCCGCCATTTGTGGCTCCTACACCTCGCCTCCTACACCTCGGCTCGCGAGCAATCTATCCCCGGATCAGTCACGCGCCCTTGTGTCGTGCCGATTGACAGAACCGCCAAACGCCGCCATTCTCGCAGGGCAGGACTGATCCACCCTGCTAACCATCGCCGGGTCGGGGAAGACGCCAACGGTTCCCCGGCTATCTCCGACCCGGCGACAACACGCCAGAAAGACCGATGGGACGCGGACGGCCGTCGAGTTACACTCCCGCACTGGCCGAGACGATCTGCGAGAAAATCGCCAGCGGGATCAGCCTTAAAGACGTGTGCAAGACGGAAGGTTTTCCGGACGAAAAAACCGTGCGGATATGGGCGCTTACGCGTGAAGACTTCCGCCCGATGTACATTCGCGCGCGTGAGGAAAGGGCCGAGCGTTGGGCTGACGAGATTGTGGAAATCGCTGACCACGCGCGTAACGATTACATGGAACGCGAATTCGGCAAGGTTGTCGATCATGAGCACATCAATCGGTCGCGTTTGCGGATCGACACGCGCAAGTGGTTGATGTCGCGCATCCTGCCTGGCAAGTACGGCGACAAGATCGAGCTGGCGGGTAACCGCGACAATCCGCTGGTCATCGAGACGACGCCCCGCGACATGAGCAAGGCGCTCGGCCTGATTATCGAGGAAGTGCGCGCGCGGCAGATCGAGGGCGAGGTGGTGGACGTGGAGGCGGACGATGAAACTGCGTGAAGCGATCGTTATTGCCGCGGCGAAGGCGTGGTCGCAGTCCCGCCGGCCGCTGGAGCCGGGCGAGCGCGCCCTCGACCACGCGATGCGGGTGGCGAGCCAGGACAAGGCTGCGCCGGAGCGGGAGGCGTCCGGTGTCGGCGACGGGTGAGGGCGAGCCGTGCTACTACTGCCGGCGGCGGATGGAGAGCCCACGCTCCCGGTCCCGGCTCAGGGCGACGCGCGATCACGTCAAGCCGCGATTTCAGGGCGGGACGCAGTGGGTGTGGAGTTGCTGGGCGTGCAACCACATCAAGGGCTGCATGACCAGGCAACAGTGGGCGACGTTCCGCGCCGCCGTGCCTGACTGGTGGAAGCGGCGGGAGTTGGAGAACGGGTCGGCATTGCGCCGGCTGTTGATGGAGGTGATGGGATGACGAGCGGTTGGCCTGATGCGAACAACGATACGGGTGCGGCGATGGCGGGGAGGGATTGGCTGTTCGTGGTGGTGTTCGTCTGGGCCGTCGTCGTGACGCTCGCCCTTGCCGCCGTGGTGGTGTCATGAGCGACACGCGGGGATGGCCGAGGGTGGATGTGCACCCGAACGTAGAGCGTGCG